GCCATGGCTAAATGGTGGCATTATTTATGAGCAGGCATTCGGAGTAGTCAGCGTCTGACTCATACTCAGCGCCGCAACCCATCATGATCTGGTAATTTCGCTCCGACCATTTGCCGTCAGCGTTTATTGGTTTGTCTGGCTGATTAGCGCAACCGGATAGCAGCATAACGGCAATGAGAAGCAAGCGCATGGCAATTACCTCGGTGGGTTTTGCTTATTATGCGCCTGTATTCGGGCAATAAAAAGCCCCGATTTGAGCATGACCGAAGTCCTAGGCTTGGGGCTGTGTTGCTGCTACCGGGATAACCCAGGAATTGATGCTTTGGCAGCGATAACGCCACTAGGTCGTAACGATTTCTCGGGCCTAGATTCTCGGTGCGCTTCCGAATTTCAAGCGGATAGGGCACAAAACAGATACTACCACAAGTCCAGTAAACCGCACATATGCTTTCGTTTTTCGTGCAAAGGTGACGTTTAACTAACACTACAGGCAAAAAAATGCCCGCTGGACGGAACACGGCGGGCAAAGGTGCGGGGAGGGGGCCGCAGGGTTATTATGCCATAGGTTTGTACATCGGGGCGACTTTTATGCGAAGTTCGAGTTCGTGCTCTCGGTCAGCGTTTTCGCGGATGAACTGGCGCAGCTTTTCGCAGGCTTGATCGTCCATCTTCAGTCCTGCACGAAATCGCTCATACCGCGCATACCCAATCTCGCACATCGTCATCATTGCCATGGTGTTGATTTGGTCTAGGTCGTGGATTGTGGTCATGGCTGCACCTTCATGTCGGAAAGGATCTTGGCGTAAGTCTTCCAGTGGCTTCTGGAGCCAAACGCGCACCCAACTGGCTCAAGATATGCGGAAGGTTTCGCGCCAAATGTGCTGCCAGATGGGCGAACGATTCTATATTGACTCCCGTCCTTTTTCCGAACAAGAATCTTGCCCTTCAGATGCGCGATTTCTTCAGGCCATTCGCCATCCACAAACTTTTTGAATGCGTCAATCACTTCTTCGCCCTCCACCAGTACCAAGCATCCTGAATGTAGCGATACGGCCAGATAATCGTCCATACCAGCCATGCCGCAATCCATTGATACCAAGGATCAAGATGGCCCATGGAGTTGATCTTGTAGTGGAATACCAGCGGCCAGTAAGACAGCAGGCCGATTAGCAGATAAACAATAACGAGCGATGTCATGGGCGTGGCTCCAGTGTATTGCGCCATTCGCCGCTAGGCTTTCCACGCTCAAGAAGAATGCATCTGCCATTACCGAAGAAGCCTAGATCCATTCTTCCCCATTCGCTTTCGAGTGCTATAGGCTCAATGTCGTACCCGAACCAGATTCCATCTTCGTCTTGCGAAATCCATGAAACCCAATCCGGAGTTTCTGACCACTCTGGCTTGCTCATTTCAATACTCCCAGGCTTCTTTCGACCGCCATCGATTGCAACCAATCAAGCTCGTGCGTCTCGATAAGGGTTGTGTGTTTTACGATGCGACCCTCAGCAACAAGGCCGCGACTGCCTACAAGCTCCCACATGCCGGATTCGTACAGCAGGAACTGGCCTGGAGCGAACTGTGCTGGTGGGCCGTCTACCCAGCGGGGGATTACGTTTATGGTCATTTCTGGCTCCAAATAATCATCTCGGCTATAAAGAAACCAGCTAAGACGTATACATAAAAATCAGGATTTGTAATTGCTTCAATCATTTCCAACCTCCACCAATCTATAGAAACCAGAGAATAGACCGCGTGGTTAGCGCGGTCAATCTGTTTATGCCATTTCTTTCAAGCGATCACGAGCAATAAAGACTGATGCAACTAGGGTCAGACCGCCAATAACATAGAGGATAGCTGCCACAGTAAAGCCTGCGTATGCTATGGCGGAAAACATAGCTAGCATCTTTGCGTACCCGAATGCGCGACGAAACCAGCCTTTTGGCGTGCCAGCCATATTTATTAGCTTTTCACCGTCGAGCATGAGAGAAGCAATCAACCCAAGGGGCGCAATGGTTATGATTAGTGCAACAATCACCCAGATTACCGCCTGAGCGACACCTGCGATATTCGGATAAGCCGAAGCGCATACCATTAGCGAGAACAGCGCCAGCCAGATCAGATTGTTTGCAACAGTTTTCATTGTGAATCTCCATTTATGTGTTTAGGCAGGTTAGACCTGCTGGCTAGGCAGGTCAAGCGATATCAACGGAAAAACTTACCGCCAACGCAATGGATTAGCGTGCGCTTACCGTTCGCGTAGGTAATGCAGTGCGTGTGATGCCAGGACGATGGCGAGTCAAGGTTATAGCCTAGCTTCAGCTTGCTTGTTGTGCCGACTGTGTACGCGCCGTCTATGATCGCGGGAGAATGACTGTGGCCTGTGACGGTCTTGGCGCCAATGTTCGCAAACGACTTAGTGCTGCCTCGTGCGCCGTTCGGACCCTTGTGCCCGTGGCTTGAGAAGTCGATCTTGTGCCGAATGAAGTGTTCCCCAGGTTTAAGCCACTTCAACAGCTCAGGATTGCGCATTAGGCCGTCCATCCAATACTTGAACGGATCGAGATATGAGCCCTCATGAATCGCCCGAAGCATTGCTGCCTTTGTCTCGTGGTAGACAAGAGCGTTCTCTAGGTCTAGCGCGTTCTCGTGCTTGGATAGCCACTGTTCCATGTGCTGGTGGTGGTTGCTGCCAATGATCACCGTTTCGTCAGCCCACCCGCTGATCCGCTCAAGAACGCCAGCAGTTACCTCAAGCTCGCGCAAGACACTATTACGCTTGGTTGTATGCAGGCGAAACCGCTCAAAGTATCCCGCATGATGTGAAGCAGACGAGAAGTCAAGCACGTCATGAGCGCAGATTGATTCAGGCTTGATCCTTTCTGCAAGCGCCTCGGTAGCCTCCATGACCTTTGGCTCAACCTGATACGCATGTACGTCGCCCATCGTAAGCACTGAAGCTCTTGCGACCTCCTGCGCGCCGTGGCGAGTGTACTTGCGGTCTAGGTCGATGAACGAACCATCATGCGTGCCGATAACGTGGCGGATATGGTTGTGTCGCCCATCTACCTCAACGATAACCGCCCCCAAAGAGTGGTGATAGCTACCTTTGGCACCTGCGTTAGTGTCTGAGTAGTTAGGCACCGTACATGCGCCCGTAGTCATAACCAGTTTTGCAGGGTCGCCAACCTTCGTCGGAACAGACTGAAGCGCTACCTTAGTGTGACCAAGGATCGCGGAGTCTGAGCCAGATACCGTAAGCCAGCCCTGTAACGGGTTTACAGCGGTCGGCTGGATCTTGATATCTGCTAGTGCGACCAGTCCATTAGAGATGCGTGTGCGAGCTGTGAGCAGGTCTGGCGCAATAGACGGGTGCCACCAATCATCCGGAGTCCATTCCTTGCGCGTAGGGTTTCTGTATCGCAGCGGGATAACCAGAAGCTTTGCATTGTTCTCTTCGCAGTAAACTCGAAGCGATTTCAGGAATCCGCTGTGCGGCTTTGTTGCGTTGACTGCCGCCGTAATAACGTATGTCTCATGGCTACCTGGCAGCGAAACGGCATCGCTTACTGGCTGACTGGCTATCTCGGGCCTTAGTTTGGCCTTCCATTTGCGCACTGTTCTTTCGTGAACTCCCAAATAATCAGCACACTCCCGATTCGTGAACCCCTGCCCCATGCACCATTCTAGGTCTTGCATGCTCTACCCTCTGTTTTTCGTGTTATGCAGTGAAAAGGCCCGGTGTGGGCCTTGGGTTATTGTGCGTAGTAAGTGAAATTTTCCATAGCAGGGATCAGGGTCCATCCATGCTTATTCTCCTCACTATCGTCCTCTACGTACATATATTGACCCTTTATTGCTAAAATCTTATACGTTGCTCCCGGCGTATAGAACTTAGATGACTCTCCTCGATACCTAAGAATATTTCCCTCAACCCAAGAGCCAAAAACTCCAACCTCAGAATCTTCAACCTGCCCACACTGCTCACTAGCAGCCTCAGCGTACAGTGACGCATAAGCCACGAAGTCAAGCGCGGAGTCGTGGTGGTATTTATCGGGATTCTGAGCCTGTCGCACCAATTTCAGCAACCCTAGCAGCATCCAGCCATCGGACTCTTCCAGCGCATGCCCAGTAATAGCGTTAAAAGCCCGCACAGTCGCCCCCATCGACCGCTCACCGCTAGGCTTGTCGTACTGTTTTCCCCGCTCGGCCTGAACGTCGATTGCTGCCTGTAGGAATTGTGTTGATTTCATTTTTTATTTCCCTCAATTGCGTATCGGATATCAAGAAGCGTATCTAGCGCGATCAGTGTAGCCAAGCCAAGTGGCGCTGTATAGGCAAAGCCCATAAAAACCCCGCACAGCACAATGGATACTCGTTCAATAATTCGAATCACTATTCTTCCTCCAGGTCGTCGAGATCGATGCCGCATTCCTCTTCAGCCAGGCGATACAGTAGCTTTTCTTCCCTGACGCCCAGCACACCTCGCTCAATCCGTGACTGAGCAACCCCGCTTCTATTTGCAATCAGTGACAGATTCCAGCCCCTTGCCACCATTTCAGCGATCACTTGCTTGATCATGCGTGTAACTCCTGTTGTTGTTTTGTTTCGAGTGGGTCGGATAGCGGCGGGATTGGCATTAGGTGGCTCTTTAGGCACAGAGCCTGCTCCACCTTGCTTCCGTACTGATCTGTGATCGATTCGCCCTTAACGAGCGCTTGACTGTCTGGCTCAATCGATACTATCTCAACCATCTTGCCTATGTTTACCATTGTGCCCGCGTAACGGGCGCCAATGATGATTGCAAGCATCCCCGGCTCAAGCTTGCTCATGACCAAATCCCCTGCTGTTCTAGATAGGCCTCGATTGTAACCGTGTTAAGCCACTCCATATGCCCCACGGCTGATGCGCATGCGGCCCAGTATTCCATGCGCGCCTCATTCAGCGCCGACTTAGCCAGGCTAACGGCTGTGGGGTGCTCGATATCCGCAGAAATATACGCAGCCTGTGCGGATTCAAGGGCTTGGCGGGCTGCTTGGACTGTGATGGTCATGGGCGGGGCTCCAGTGTTTCATTCCAGCTATCGTTATCTTCACCAATAGCGGCCTCTTGCCATTCGCCATGCTCCCAAAACCAGGTATCGGCATATGGCGATTGGCGTGGCTCGATCTCGTACCAGCCCCACTGACCATCTTTATCTTGAGCTAACCATTCTGCCCAATCCGGCGAATCTTTCCAATCCGGCTTATCCATCAGTTAGCCCTCCATCCGTTCGGTAATTTTTTGTAAAGTTCTGTTTTCTTGCAATTCTTGCAGGTGATCGCGCTCTTAACGGAGTTGTTGTAAACGCTAATAACCCCGCATGCTGCCGAGTTCGATCCTGGCACAAGAACGTGAACGACTGGCTTGCTCATGGCCTAAACCCTCTCAATCTGCGCCCAAATAGCGCGTTCGATTTCACTTTGGTACTCCTTGGCGATAAAGTCAAGGGAGCGGAATGAAATGTTTTCGCCTATCTCGTCTGTGCCGCCAACGAATACCCAGTCAAGCTCGGAGTATCCGTTTGCGTGCTGGGTGCTCGGCTCGGAAAAGGCGTGAGTTACGGAGACCTCCAGCTTGAGGCCGTGTAGGTTGATGTGGTAGTAGCTCATGGCTTCTCCGCAGAACAGTAAAGCGTGGCGTTGATCAGGTTTCGTAGCGGATAGTTGCAAGGGACGTGAACATTTGCCTCTTTCAGCAAATTGCGCAGCGCCTCGTTCTCGGCGATCAAAGCCAGGACCACTTCAGGGTGTAATGCCTCCTGGAGCGCTTCGTCAGGACCATGCTCGTCGTGGTTGGCAACCCTGGACGCCTCGGCCAGCCGCTTCAACTCAGAATAATCACTCATACACCCCTCCAATAACTAATTTTCACCTTAACGGCAGGCATTGTGTAGAAGATGATGAAATAGGTCAAGGCGATCATAGGGCGGCTCCTATGCAGCCAGCAACGTACAGGATCGCAGCACGGACTGATTCAGATCCATCAGGCGAGAACTCATGATTTCGTTCTTCTGCGTCTGTGATCATGCCGGCATATGTATCCACGCACAGTCTCAGCGTAGTCATCAACTCAAACGAATCCCCCGAGTTATGCTCAGGATCCCACCGCTTAAGCTTAACGCCGTCATAGTCAACCAGGTAATGGCTGCCGTCTGGGTCTGACCAGAGATCGTAGCCGATGGCTCTGGCTGCGTTTTTTAGGGTTTGGTTGGTGATCATTTGTCTAGTCCTCTATTCCGTCGTCAAAATTTCTGCGAATCAGGTATTGCCGCCACTCTTCGCTAACCTTTGTATCCATGCCGCCAACCCATCCGTCAACCGTCCAGCCTGAGCCACCCAGATCCTGACCTTCGTATATTCGCGAGCCTTTCGACACATTCAACACCTC